TGACGTATATCTTCAATGGATTGCAAGATTTCATATTAGACGTTCCATCTAAACTGCTATATGTATCTGGGTTTAATTTTAAGGCCAATCTTGAGAGTTTAAAAGAATACGTTAAGGTAGATCACCACCATTCATTAACAGATTTCCCAATTTGGAATATGATCCTTCCGACTACGCAGATTAAAGATTTTGCTCAATTCATCAATATCTATAAAACAAATTATGCAGTTCGCAAGGTTGTTCTTAAGGGAATGGTAAATGCTGATGATTATAGAGAATATGCTATTTGGCAAGATCTTTATAATGCTCTTATGAGATGGAAGTTAAACTTTACTTATTTCAAACTCAATAATGGCAAAGTTGCTACCACATATACAGAATTCTTAAAAGAAAAAGAATATTTACTGTATCAATCTATACAGACAATAGATGCAATTGAAGATGAAGATACAAAGCAAGATTATATAATCAATGTGTGCGATTCGATTATATATGTTATGGAAGAGTATATGAAGGGAGACGAATTCAAATATATATTTGATAGATTCCCTGGACATTCATCCTCTATGGTTGCTAAGTATCTCCAGATGATGATAGACTTCTTCAAATCATATAAAATAGTACTAATGCCAAGATGTGAAGAGCTAGATGTAAACGATCCAAATGACCCAGATAATTATATGAGGCCAAATGATGTTATAGAAGATATACATGAAGAGACACAAGTTAGAGACTATCAGATTCCTGCAGAAGTTGTAGAATCTACAGAATCTTTCAAATTAGAAGAATATGGTCCCTATGTAGATAAATTACAACCAGTACAAAATTATCCAATGCTGGATAGAGGAAAATCCATTGCTAAATATAATCATCCGATTTATATGAGCAATGAAATAGTAACTACAGAGGGAGATAAAGAAAACAATGGTGGAGTTGTTCATATCTTCCAAAGAGGAGCATGGAACAAAGAAGACGTTTATATCTATAGAGCTGATAAGAGCAGAGTAACTGTAGATATCTATTGCACAATGAAAGTTAACAAGATCTATTCAAATCATTATATCAAATCTTCATTTAATTTCGTAAGAGATATGAAGAAAGCAGATATAAAGACTAGAATGCAGCTTAACTATGAAATCATTAAACGCAATATACCGACAATGCTAGGATTAAATTATGAGAAATTAGATCCAAGGTTAGGGACTATTGCTGTAGAAATGTATTGTGATAATCATGTATTCCTTAATGGATATAAGATGAAGACAGTATATGAGCCATTGTATAAAACAATGACTGCAATAGATAATGATGATATAGAGTTGCTTAATAAGAGAATAGATGAGCAATTGTCTTCTTATGATACATTGGAAGAAATGTTTGCTGATTGTGATAAGCTGCAGAAAGTTCAAATTGGATTTGAATTCTCCAATGGTGGGATGCTGAAAACTAATAATTTGAATAGATTTGCTGCAAATAGCCCATCGCTAGTATCTATTGATATGAATGGTGTAACCTATATGAAGAATGATAATAAGGATAAAATGTTCGATAAATTATTCTTCCAAGATTATGCTTTAGAGACAATAGATGACTGCCAGATTGCTCAATATGCTAATGATACAGGAAACGTTAGTATGAAATATGCATTCTACCAATGCTATCATCTTACAACACCTCCTACTTATATAAGAAGCAATGAAGACATAGATTTGTATGAAGCATTCTACCAGTGCAAAGCTATGACAAAAGCTCCTAAGATAGAGATAATGCATGGTGACGCGCATATGGAAAGATGCTTCTACCAGTGCTCTAGTATGGTTAACAGACCAGTAATCACATTTAATGGGTATTTAGGTGGAAACACTACAAATATCTATCTTGAGTCTGCATTTGAAGGCTGCACTGCTATGAAATATATTGATGATGCCAATAGTAATACCATCAAATTCAATAATAACATAGTAGATGCCAATAATGCATTCAAAGACTGTGTAAGTCTTATACGTTCTCCATCGATAGACGTATACCATTCCACTGTCGATCTTACCAATGCATTTAAGGGTTGTGCCAACATTGTAACTGCTATGCCTATAACTGGCAACTCTTTATCTACGATAAACATGCAGAACACATATTCTGGATGCAGTAAGCTAAAGAGAGTACAAGGATTTAACAAAGTACTAAATTCTGTAGTAAAAATGCAAGGTACATATTCTGGATGCAGTAAGCTAGAAGAAGTGAAAGACTTCATGCCAACAGGAGCAAATAGCAAATCTAAATTCTATCTCGATGAGACATTTAAAGATTGTGTATCTCTTACAGAGATAACACTGAATGCAAATGTCATAGAGTCGATGGATGATATCTTCGTTGGCTGCACTGGATTGGCTAAAGTCACATTTACAAATGCTGATAGTGAATTCATAAAGTCTGCTACTCATGCTACCTTAGATGGAGATACGCTGAGCTATCAGATAGAATTTGCTTAATATATATGGAGGTTAAGATAAATGGGTAAATCGTTATTCAGAGATAGCACTAATATACATGACAGTATATCTCTTACTAACACCAAAACTGGTAATAGAGAAATAGTAAATCCATACAAAGGGAACAAGTATGGTCTTAGAACCAAAGTAGTCATCACAAATAAAGAGACTGGAGAGGTAGTATTTACTGGGCGTAATAAGACCATGATCTCCGGATCAGAATTCATGGCTCTTCATGCATTCTATCTTCCTCATGAAGATTATATTACTCCAACTTACAACACAGCTCTTTCTCTAGATAATACAGTTATTACCAAGACGCCAGAGAATACATATTGTACTCAGCTGTTTTGCATGGGAACTTCTGGGTGCAATAGAGAATCTGCATTAAAGTATGAAGTAATCAATAAGGATTGGATAGCTCCAGAAGATCTAGTCCCATTCCAATATGTGCCATATAATAAAGATTTGAATGCTACATACAGAACCATTTACTTTGGTAGAAAAGCTCTTACTGATGCGAAGATGGTAGCATACTACTTTAAGAAATTTGACTCGGATCCAGTGTTGATTAGGCAGCTTGAAGATGGTACCCCGATAGATTCTAATATCTATTCGGATACTACGGAGCTTCCGGCACAGGTTATTGTATCCAATTCTCTTACTATCACTAAGACCGATGGTAGAGATTACTTCATCAATACTACTGGCATTAATGATTCTAGATTTAACTGCATTGAACTATGCCTTGCTTGGTATAAAGTAATCAATGGGTTCTCATACTATCAAGACATTCGTCCATGTACTAGAATCAATTTCCCAAATAAGTACTTAAGTGACCTTGGTGCTTCTTGGGCTATATCTTATATGATTTATTTCTAATAAAATGCTCCCATAGTACCTAGTGGTACTATGGGAATTTTTGTATAAATTATATACTATAATAATGATCTTATGATATTATTTTATTCATATGGAGAAAAAGTAGAGAGTGAGTTGCACCTCACTCTCTATAAAGCTTCTTCATATTATATATAAGGAGAGATTTATGATGAACTCAACAACTTTAGATATGAACTGTTCAATGGTAGTAATACCAGCTGTTCAGGAATGGCATTACATATCTCCAAATAAAGATTGTCTAGACGTAGTCCAACAACTACTACAGATAATGAAATTAGCACTAGAGATATTTTCAATAAAACTAGTGGTGAATTTCATAATATGGCTAACATCGAATTCCTAATGGAATTACAATCCTTTTCAATAATATTAGAAGCTTACATTTAAGTTTGCTGAGTAAAATATTATATGATATTTGTTTTAAGAAAGAAAAGAGAGAGTGAGCCACCACTCACTCTCTATAAAGCTTCTTAATTCAAATAAGAAAAGGAGACGCATATCATGAATGCATCATATGATTTAACCTGTAGTATGGTTGTGATACCATATCAAAAACGATTATTGTGCACGATAATAGATTATACGTACAAACTTCTATTAATTATAAAAACCGCTAAAGAAATAGGACTATTAGATCTTATCAAGATTCTAATAGATAATCTTATTGATCTGATATCAGTTTATATCTGAATCAAGAAGCTTATATATAAGTTTATGGAGTAATGTTTGAATTTGAGAAATCAGAGAGTGAGTTGCGGCTCACTCTCTATGGGCTTCTTAATTCAAATAAGAAAAGGAGATGCATATCATGTGTTCTTCATGTGAATTCAAATGCAGTATGGTTGTGATACCATATCAACAACGTTTTGTGATAAGTACAGCAATAGAATATTCATACAAATTGCTGTCTATGATCGAAATTGCCAAAGAGATAGGACTACCAGAAATGATTAAATATCTCATCAATGCAATTTTAGAATTCTTATCAGAACTATGAGCAAAAAAAAATATCCATTTACCATCTTGCGCTAAATAGAACCAAGAAGCTTATATATAAGTATTTATTTTAATATTCTAACTAAAGAAATCCAGCCTATATCAAATAAAGGCATTGTATATATATTCAAAATAAAGAGAAATAATGGAAGTTTAAACTTCCATTATTTTTTTTATCTTATTGTGAAATTGTATACTATATTCATGAACTATTATAATTGTTTGAATTTAAGATAAGATTAGAGAGTGAGTAGCAGCTCACTCTCTATAGCTTCTTAATTCAGATAAAATAGGTTCGGAAAGGATGTAGTATTATGAACACTTTATGTGCAAACCTAGACTGTACAATGGTAGTCATACCATATCAACAGCGTATCACATTTAAGTATATATTAGATGTGATTGAGCAAGTACTAATAATATGCAAACATTTCTTGGAGCTGCTCCAGTTTGAATCGATACAATCGGTTTTAGACTGGCTGTCAGATTCCATCTCAAATCTTCTCCAATAATACTATATTGCGCTATCATTTTGAACTAAGAAGCTTATATATAAGTATATAAGAACAAATTTTACTAATTTGAAAACTAGACCCAATATATTTATAGGGCATTATATAATCTAAAAGAATAAATAATGAAAGCTATCTAGGCTTCCATTATTTTTTTTTTATTTAGTGCCAAAGATCTTATTCAATCCATATTTCTTTTCTATGTTAGTAACCTTTACAGTTCCATCATGGAAAGCTTTCATAGATATATTCTTAATAACGGAGCATATCTGATATGATGCTAAGCCAACTTCATTTAACCCTATTCTGTTAAATAGGTGACCAGCACATTTACTACAAATTCCTTCTTTAGACTCGCACAATCCAGAGTAACGTAACTTTACTGTCTTGCCAATATACTTATCCATATTATCGGATGTAATCTCTACTAGATTATTTCCTTCTATTACGTAAGAATACATCCAATCTCCTATATTGTCTTCAGTAAGAGTTATGGTAAGATGCTTCTTTGTACCACAGTCTGTTCCTTCTGGCAATACTCTTAAGTGTTGGAATGCTCTTACGAACATTTTCTCCCATGCACCGCCAACTTCTGTCTTCTTTGCTCTAGCATATGGGCCACCAGTAAGCGAGTTAGCAAAGTCTGTATAATCTTCTGGGCTCATACCATCAGCAAAGTTTGATTTGATAATAGTATACCCACCCTTTGCAGGATCAGATTCTTTTACAGCGCCTCTAAATACAAATGTGTTCTTGAAGTTATTTCCCCAAGACAGACGAGCGCCAGAGTTTACTAGATCCATGAAGTCATCATCTTTCATATATTTAGAAGCTTCTGCTAATAGCTCTTTTTCTATCTTCTGAGAAGTAACAGGATCATTCTCTTTTAACTCTTTTTCGTACTTTTTGAATAGCTCTGCTTTCTTCTTCTTGATCTGACTTGGGATCATCATAACTTCTTCTGTTATGGAAGGACATAGTACGTTACAGTATGGCTGGAACTTCTGTGTTTTTAACACATACTTCTTCAATACATCTAGAGTTATCTTATCTTCTATGAGTGCATGAGACATGATAACATTGATCTTATTAAACATCTTCTTGTTAAGTGTCTCATTTACATAATGAAACAGATCAAACAGATCTTGTTCTATGAATACCTTATTATATACCCATCTTCCTACTGTAGTAGTGAATTGCTGTTTATTCTTCTTCCCTTCAGGCCCATACGCCCCAGCAGGAACTATAAAGATATCATATGGATTGAACCTAGGTGGTTTTCCTTTGAATGGGCAAAAGTTATCCATGATGAAAGAGAGCTTCTGCCCTTCCTCTTCGGTTATATTAAGAAGAAAGTTTACTTCTTTCGGATCGGTTATTGTCTTTGAAGTACGCTTAGCCATCATATCACGCTCCTTTGAATTATAGCGATGTCGTGGTTCTTTTTTATTAGCCATTAAACTTTCTAAGTAAACCAATGATGATAAACTATAGAAATGAGTCATAGGATATGTGGATTCTAAGAATCCACATTTTTTACTTTATAAGGAGGGTTTATATTTTATGCCAATGCAAGACAATGATGAGAGAGTGCAAGAACCAGAGATTAGCTATAATCTCCACTTTCCGAATGATCCAGACTATGATTACTTTGTCAAGCTTGAGAGAATTGATCTTGATAAAGAATGCGAGAAGGATCTTTCCAATCACCATGGGTTTATTATCAAAGAACCACAGCCGATTAATAAAGCATTGAAATCAGAAGATTCTATCTTCTCTTCTAAGTTTGGTAGGTCTTTGCAAGACAAAGATCCATATTCAAACAGGTATTCTTGTAAGTGCGGATATGTACAAGGCAGATTTAGGTCTGTACCAGATGATGCTAATTGGGTATGCCCAATTTGTGGTACTCCTGTAAAGATGGTAGGAGATGACTTTACTTATTTTGGATGGATTCGCTTAAAACCACAATATTGCGTAATCCATCCAATGATGTACCAATCTCTTGTTTTCTTGATTGGTAAGGATAATTTGGAAGCCATTATAGAACCAGAAGTTCAGTTAGATACAGATGGCAATCCAATGTCTAATACTGATAAGAAGCTTCTTAAGAAGAAACTGTCTCGCAGATTTAAGAAGAGAAAGACTGCAGTTGATAGCACCTTTGCAGGAATTGGAATGCTGGATTTCAGAGATAGGTTTGATGAGATCGTAAAGTATTTCTATTCTAAGAAACCAGCAAAGAAAGATGTGTACGAAGATATTATGGCTAATAGGGATATTATCTTCACCCATTCTATCCCTGTGTATACCACTCAGCTTCGTATAGCAAAAGTAGAGAATAAGAGATTCACCTTTGAAGAGACCAATGCTGCATTTAATCTTCTGGCCAAACTTGCTGCTACAGTAAACAAAGATAATCTGTCTATTTATCGTAATAAAGCAGAACAGAATCGTCTTCTTTGGAATATGCAAGAGAAGATTTCTGAGCTCACAGAAAAGATAGTTGCTATCTTAAATGGTAAGAAAGGTGTTATGCGTAATACCATTTTTGGTCGTGTAGCATTCTCAGAAAGAACTGTTATTGTTCCAGATCATCATCTGGATATGAATCAGATTACTCTTCCATATTCTGGTGCTGTTGTTCTGCTAGAACAGATTATCATCAACATTCTGCAGAAGTCTTATAATATCTCTTATTCTGCAGCATATAAGATTTGGTACAAAGCATCTCTTGAACCAGATGAAAGAGTATTAAGTATCATCAATAATCTTATCAGAGATAGAAAGATCAATGTATTGATTAATCGTAATCCTACTATCTCATACTATTCTGTGGTATATAAAGAAGTAGTCGCAGTAACCATGGATTATGTTATGGGTATGGATACACAAACCCTTGCTGGTCTTAATGCAGACTTCGATGGAGATGTATTGAACATTCTTCTCATCTTAAATGAAAACTTTAGAAAAGCTTGCGAGGAAATGTACTCTCCAAAGAATGCTTTCTGTATTTCTAGAAATGATGGATTGATGAATTCATCTATCAATATCTATAAAGATACCGTAGTTAATATCAATGCATTCCAAGATCTGTCTATTGATAATTATGGGGATGCTAGGATTAATCAAATTAAAGCACTTAGAGCTAAATACAAAGATATGGTGTAAGAAGAGAATCAATAGAGAGCAGAGCTATATGCTCTGTTCTCACATTTATACGAAAGGAAGGAAATGTAATGATTCACAGAAATATAAAAGATATCAATTCTCTTAATGGAGAGATTTCTTATATTGATGCAGATACAGGAGAGGTAGTAAATGGGGTAGTAGGCAAGATAGAATATCTCGATCCAGTTACTGCATTTGTGTATGTTGTGTCTCCATATAAAGAGGAGAACACGAAAACAGAACCAGATGGATTTACATACAGAGATATTGTCGTATTCGACGATAAAGCAGAATATGACCATGGGTGGTATAAAGATTTTGTAATGGCTCATATGTATCCTAACGGATAATAAATTGTATACTATACTAATGATACCTATAATATAGAGTATAAGGAGGAGTTAGTATGGAAGAGTTTATGACACTGTTAAAGGAACATAAGAAACAGTTATTGGTGGTATTTCTGGTAGCATTTGTTATCAGTTTGGTAGCAACTGCTATCATTTATGACCATATCTGGGAAGAGGTGCTCAGGATACATAATAAGATCTGAACACCTCTTAGTGGGGCCTATTAGCCCCATTTTTTTTTTCGTTGACAAATAGATAATCGTTTACTCTTGAAGGAGATGAAAATAAATGGCTGTTACAAAATACGCATTTACCAATATTAAGAATTACCTTGGCAAAGAATATAAGTTCAAGGATAAGAACGGAGCTGAGCACACTATACCAGCTGGTGCTGCAGTTGCTACTACAACATTTGATACAAAAGACCTCGGTCAGTGGAAAGCAGATTCTAACTCTTCTGATAGTACATATATTGGTGTAAGATATCTTTCTGGTTCAAAGACTAAAAAGACTTCTGGACTTCCAGCAGCTGCCGATGGAGTTGTATATCTGGTTCCTGCAGATGTATGCGCTGTTGCTAAGATCATGGAAG